CACTTGGGTAGCTATTTGTCGTAAGAACAACATCAAGTGCGTGGGCCAGTTCCACGACGAAATCATAGCTTTAGTAAAGGAAGGAGAAGAAGAGAAGGTTGAGGCGGTAATGCACGAGGCAGCGGTCCTACTCAACGCTAAAGTAAAACTGAATGTCCCCCTTGGGACTGATGTACAATTCGGTAAAACATACGCCGATATCCACTAAGTGATTCTTTTTTGCAACACCCAGCACATAATGCAAGAAAAGTCAAAATAATTACCTACTATGCTGTTACAGATTACGATTTATGTCCCTATAGTATAGTACCACCCCAGTGCTGCAAAGCAGCTTAAATAAAAGGAAGACCCGACTATGGCTAAATACACAATGGATATGGTTCTAGAGTACGCAAAAGTATTTGAAGAGAACCGAGATATGGGTGGAGACACCAACAACGCAGCTAAGAAGGCTATGAAGCACAACGGACAATATGTTGTTAATGCCTACTTCACAGACGAAGATCAGATTGTCCAGCTTCTAGCTGAAGGTCTAGACCCAAAACCAATGGGCAATGATCGTGTCAAAGAAGGTGCTGACTTGGGTATTGGTAAGTTCATTAAATTGGCCCGTATGCACGACCATGTTATGACCTTTACGAACAAGCGAGGTGAACCCACTGAGGTAGACTTCGGTGGAGCGCCTAAAGTGGTTAACCTAACTAACGGAGTAGAGAACAAAGACTGGTGGTCGTTTGATAACGATGGGGCACTAGGTCACGGGACTAAGGCTAAGGTTCAGTTTGAGACTTATAGTAATGGAGCAGGTCTACGTTTGATTGCTATTGGTGTAACAGATCATGTGGCTTGGGAAGATAACAACTCAAGTGCAGATGACGAATTGTTTATGGTAGGATAATATTATGCGTGTATCTATGGACTTTTACTTCGATAAGGAAACGGACGGGTATGAGGGTAGCCTCAACGTAAACCGTGATGACGTTGAAGACCTGTATGCCTTGGCGCAGTTCGTAACACAATGTGTGCAGGGAGCAGGGTTTAATTACGTCACTGACGTAGGGTTTGAGAAGGATGACGGTAACATCGTTTTCGGAGAACTATAAATGAAGGGCAAAGGTAAGGTTCTAATTGATGGAGACATCGTAGCTTATAGAGCAGCCTTTGCCACCCAAGACTTACTCCCCAGTGATGCGAGAGTGAAGGTTGACGAACTAATGGGTTTCATTATTGATGAGACTGTTGACTTTCCCTTTCCATCACCTGAGGACTACCAGACTTACCTGACAGGCAGTACAAACTTTAGGTTTGAGATTGCTAAGTCATACCCCTACAAGGGTAATAGGAAGGCGACAGAGAAGCCTAAACACTTAGGTACAGCTAGAGATCATATGATTAACAAGTATGAGGCTGTTGTGAGTGTCGAGGAGGAAGCTGATGATCTAATCTCTAAGGCGGCGGCTGCACTTAACTATAACTGTGTGGTCGCTTCCATTGATAAGGACATGCTACAGCTACCCTGTTGGCACTTTAACTTTGGTAGGAATGAGTGGTTACAAGTTGACCCCAAGGGTGGCACTAAGTTCTTCTACCATCAGATACTAACTGGTGACCGTGCTGATAATATTGTAGGCTTACATGGTATTGGACCTAAGAAGGCTGATAAACTGTTGCAAGATTGTCACACTGAAGAGGAATTATGGGAAGTTATCGTTAAGGCTTATGATGGTGACCTAGAAAGGATCATAGAAAATGCGAGATTGTTATGGCTAAGGCGGTACGACAACGAGATGTGGGAGCCACCTCAAGGGGCATGAAGCATGGTTACAGGTCTGGCCTTGAGGATCGTATCTCAGAACAGCTTAAGGGCCTCTCAGTGGCCTTTAAGTACGAGGAGTTTAAGATCAAGTATGAGGTTAATGAGACTAGAACTTACACACCTGACTTTGAACTACCTAATGGTATCATAATTGAATCAAAGGGTAGGTTTGTTGCAGCAGACAGAAAGAAACATCTGTTGGTAAAGAAGCAGCATCCCACCCTTGATATTCGGTTTGTGTTCAGTAATAGTAGAGCTAAGATAAGCAAGGGTTCGAATACAACGCTTGGCATGTGGTGCGACAAACATGGTTATCTCTACGCAGACAAGCTGATTCCAGAAGAGTGGATAAAGGAAACAAAATGACTAACTATGTTAAATACGAAGTTAGAGTTTATACTAACGGTGATAAGTTTTGGTACTTAAACGATGAGCTTCACCGTGAAGATGGACCTGCTGTTGAGTGGGCTAACGGTGATAAGTCTTGGCACTTAAATAATAAACTAAACCGTGAAGATGGTCCTGCTGTTGAGTGGGCTGATGGTCGTAAGTATTGGTATTTAAACGATAAGCTTCACCGTGTAGATGGACCTGCTGTTGAGTGGGCTAATGGTACTAAGGAGTGGTACCTAAACGGTAAGCTTCATCGTGAAGATGGTCCTGCTGTTGAGTGGGCTAATGGTACTAAGGAGTGGTACCTAAACGGTAAGCTTCATCGTGAAGATGGTCCTGCTGTTGAGTATGCTGATGGTACTAAGTCTTGGTACTTAAATGATAAGTGGCTAACAGAAGAAGGGTTTAATGATCGTATGTCACCTACAGTAGAAATGACTGTAGCTCAAATTAGTGAAGCCCTAGGTAAGAAAGTAAAGGTGGTAGAATAATATGGTAGGAAAGACAGTAGTAGTTTACTCTTGTGGTCACAGTGACCCATCAGTAAGCAACGAGAGGTTTAGTTGGTTAGGTGAGTTCCTATATGACATTAAACCTGATTATGTCGTTGACTTGGGGGATGGCGCTGACATGCGGTCATTAAATACATTTGACACTCGTTCCCCAGAAGCACTATGTAGCCAAAGTTATGAGGCTGACATCGAACACTACAACGATGCTATGGAGAGGGTACGGTGGAAATTCAGACACCATAAACGAAAGCGCCCAAACTACTTTGGGTTTGAAGGTAACCATGAAAATAGAATCAAAAAGGCTATTAAACATGACCCAAGACTTGAGGGATCAAAGTACGGGATTTCCTTCGGCCATCTTCAAACAAAGCACTGGTTCGACGAGTACCACGAATACGAAAATTCCGCCCCCTCTATCGCTGATTACGATGGGGTATCTTACGCTCACTTCTTTAGTAGTGGGAATTTTGGTTCAGCTATGTCTGGTCTACACCATGCTAATGCCCTACTCGCCCACCGTCACCATAGTTCTACTTGTGGCCACAGCCATAAACGTGATCTTAAGTTTAAGGATAGTTCGCACCCTAATGGCACTATCGGCTTGGTCGCAGGTTGCTACAAAGGAGCAGAAGAAACGTGGGCAGGACAAGCCAATCGTGAGTGGTGGTCAGGTGTTGTAGTTAAACGTGAAGTATCTAATGGTGTATATGAACCACAGTTTGTGTCCCAGAAGAAGTTAAAGGAAGTTTATGGGAAAACGTAGTAACTTTGAGAGAGTTGAACGTGACTACTATCCAACACCAATAGCTGCTGTTGAACCACTGATCCCGCACTTGCCTTACACGTTTGATTACGTAGAGCCTTGTGCGGGTGATGCTAGACTGATACAGCACATAGACGAATTAACTGGAGGACATGGAGAGTGCTTATATGCTTGCGACATTGATCCACGACACCCTGATGTATTTACCTTTGATGCTCTTACTTTGGATTTTGGTGAACGAGGAGTAGTTGACTATTGCATTACCAACCCACCTTGGGACAGAAAGATACTGCACCCAATGATTGCTCACTGGATGTACAGGTGTCCAACTTGGCTATTGTTTGATGCTGATTGGATGCACACTAAGCAGTCGGCATGGTTTATGTCGTATTGTACTAAAGTAGTAAGTGTTGGCAGAGTTAAGTGGATAGAGGGTAGCAAGAGTGTTGGTAAAGATAACTGCGCTTGGTACTGTTTTGATGCTTACGCTGATCCAACTAAGGCAACAGAGTTTTATGGGAGAACGATATAGTGGACTTTAAAGAATACCAACGTAAGGCAGTAGACTTTGCGATCTACCCTGCAACGCACAAGGTGCTGTACCCAACACTAGGTCTATGCGGGGAAGCAGGAGAGGTAGCAGAGAAGGTTAAGAAGCAAGTTCGTGACGGGGTATTCAACCGACATGAGGTAGCGAAGGAACTAGGTGATGTGCTGTGGTATATGGCTAACATCTGTAATGACATTGGGTATAACCTAGATGAGATTGCTGATTTAAACATCGACAAGTTAAGCAGCCGAAAGAAACGAGATGTAATTCAAGGAAGTGGAGATAACAGATGACATGGTTCTGGAGATACGTAAACTTCTTAGCTACATGGCGGGAACACCGTAAGGCGATTAAACAACTTAACATGCTAACGGATCGTGATTTAAACGACATTGGCCTAAGCCGATCTGACATTGATCGCCTAGTGTGGCTACAAGAAGATAAAGATAACCGAGGAAGAGAACTTAAATGAGCAGCAATCAACTACCAACAGACTACCAGTCATTCATTCACAAGTCACGTTACGCACGTTGGCAAGAAGGTACGGGCAACCGTGAGTCTTGGTCCGAGACAGTAACACGTTTCATGGACAACATCGTACTGCCCAAGACTGGTGATGACACATACGTCCGTGACCTTGAGCAAGCTATCTTGTCACTTGAGGTTATGCCTTCTATGCGGTCATTGATGACAGCGGGTCCAGCAGCAAGTCGTGATAACACTTCTATGTACAACTGTTCTTACTTGGCAGTTAACAACATCAAGTCTTTTGACCAAGCTATGTTTATCCTACTATGTGGGACAGGCGTAGGGTTCTCT